GAACCCTTGTTATTCATGAAAAAAGTAAGAATATATCGCTGGGTGCACATATTCGCTAAAAGGATGGGTGTTCCCTAACCTGATATAATGTTATTATTGATTAATAAAAGTTTTTCTATAAATTATAACAGAACCTATTATTCCGATAAACAAAGCACAATTTTTTGTATAATTCAAGTTATATATTTCTTTATAGTCTTCAATCATTTCATTTGAACTATTATATTTTTGAACAATACCATCTCTTTTATCCAATAAAATTTTCAATTGCTTTTCCTTTTTTATTTTATCATTCAAAACCAACAATTCACTGTTTATAGTATTAGTATTTTTATCAATATCATTTGAAATCTTTACCAAATCAGAATTAACACTTTGTAAATTACCTTTTATATTTTCAAATATTTGTTGATATTCTTGATATTCTGGATTTTTATTATAAAAAACATAATATTTATTAAAATCATCTATAATTGCTGGTAATTTTTCATTTAATGTATTTATTTTTTGGCTAAATTCATCATTTAAGAAAGGAGAAGTAAAATTATCTGGTTTTATTATCAAATCCATCTGTTATATATAATATCTAAATTAAAATTATTAATCAAATTCTAATAAATTATCTAAATAGTCTTTAGTTTCTTGATAACCACCTAAAAAAGATCCGTCAAAAAAAACCATAGGGAACATTTCGTATTCTTTTTTAGAATAAATCTTAATATTAGATAAAAATTCATCTCTATCAAAAAGTAAATATTCATCACAGTTTATAATAAGAGGACGGTAATTTTTACTATATAATAGTTGCTTAACTTTCACACAAATATTACATTCGTTTTTAGTATATATTGTGAATCCTGATGTTACCGGAACGATAAACATTTTTTCATCACTTTCCGAATCATATGTAAAATCCATTATATATATAATTATTAATAATAATAAGTCTTTATATACAAATCCTGTAATATTTTGTTGTAATAGCTGTTTTACTTGATCTCGTAATTTCACATACCTGACCTGGTTTGATTCCAATAACTTGTGCGACTGGATCAAAACGAGAAATATCTGGAAATTGAAAATTATCAATAATATTATATTGTTTTTTTATAATATCTACTTCATCTTTTTTCATAACACGATGCATTGGAACCATTTCATGGTCTAATATATTGAACTGCAATCGTTTTATATTAATAATTATTATGAAAATATTATCTTTCTCAAAAATATGTTTTAATTTGTTTATAATAGGCTCTGATGGTTCATCTTTAACAATAATTAAAAGAGTATCATTTTTTATTAGTGTTTCTTCTAAATTATATAAATCATCGATTATTTCATCTACATTTGGCAAACGAATAGTTTTTGTCAGATAATACCTTATATAAATTTTTGATTTTCTATTTGTATCAATATCTTCAACATTTTTTTCTAAAAGCATATCAAGTTGATTATTTTGACGAAGTGAATTAATTTCATTAATACTAAAATTTGAATATTCAGTGATATTATATTCCTGTCTATTCATTAAATCCAAAATGTTTTTTCTGGAATTGTATATTTGAGAAATTAAACTTGAATTATTCGACATTATATTATATTTACAATTATAAAATATAATATATTTAAATCAATTTTTTTTTGTCTAATTTACAAATTAGACAATAAAAAAATTGATTCAAATAACATGGCGAGAATATATTGTAAAAGAACTAAACTTAATTAAAAACTACCATAAAATGAATCTTTATATCAACATCACAAAAATTTTAGTACCATTTTTGAGTTTATTCAAAAATATTAACAACAACAAAAACAATAAAATTATTCCTTTAAATGAAAATAATTTTATTTTAATTGATATTCCATACCAACTTAATACCGATTATTATAATGATGATAATTATTATGATAATTATTATGATGATGATTATTATTATGATAATAATAAATATAATTATACATATAATATAGTTTGATGTCTTGTTTGAACCGTCTAAAATTTGTATATTTTATTTATTTCTAATATTTTATCATCTGCCGTTGTTGTATTATTATTAATAACATCGTATATACTGTCTAACATGACACGATAATTATTTTTTAAATCATTGTTAAGTAAATCCATATTATATTCAATTGTTTCGTAACCATTGTCTCTATCAATATACATATATTTTTTTAATTGATTGTCATAATGAACAATCGTCAAATTGGCATTAATACAAGAGACCTTATTTCCATATTCTTCTATAATTTTAATTATCGTTTTATCTTCACGATCAAATTCAGGGTAAATATTTGTTATTTTTACACCTTTGGACATTTTAGTTCGCACAAAAATACGAATCAATTTTCTCCAAAAATGTAAAATCAAAAGTAAGGATTTTCACCTTACGATTGCCTAATTTCGTCTCCTGCTTTTACTTGCGTAATACAGGGAGAAGGCGGATGCTTAAAGCAAAACTCACTTGGTCTGGATTGTGTATATATCCATTCTTTCGTTAGTTTCATTATTGAAATAGCAGAGTTTTTATCTCTTGTTCTAAATACGCCTTTTTTGTTTTTGGAACTCACGCAGTTAGAACAGCAGAATAATCTGTATATTTCTTTTCCTTTTTTATCTTTACGAGATTTTACTTTTTTATTTGTGTGATGTTTCAAATCCTTATAACATTCACAGCATTTTTGAGATGTGTAAAATTCGTTTATTGTAATTGTATCGTACTTGTTATGAATTAGTTTCCTTAATCCCTTATTCATCGTAGGCATCATATGTTTCATTTGTGTGCTTCTACTCCAATTTCCGTAACCAATTATGATATTTTCACCGAATGTTTCCTTGATTTTATTCAAGAATGTATCTATGGATTTCTTACCATAACTATATTGTCTAAACTTCATTTTCCTCCATACTTCCTTTCTGTAAAACTCTGATGTTTCTTTATTCAATTTATCCTTTTCAACCAGAAATATTTTGAATTTTTCATAATCAACGGATTTGCTGTTTTTACTGGATAAATGAGTTTCTTTTTCTGTAATCTTATTTCGTTTCTTTTCTTGTAATAATATTCGTTCATTACGCTTTCCATAACTTTCTATTTTCCGTTGTGATGCCATATATTGTAATTTATTACCATTATTATCCATCATATAAACTAACGAATGCTTTCCTGGATCACAACCAACAATATTCCTTTCTTTCAAATTATCCAATTGTTCTTTGGATAAATCCTCAATATTGTAAAAATTTTGTTCTTGTAAAACAGGAACTCTCGAACCCCATTTTTTATCTTTCAAATCTTTTCTAATGAAAAGCAAACAACAACTAATCCCATCCGTTTGAATTTGATTGTGAAATTGGTAATGTGTATTTTTGAATATTTTATGGTCTAACTTCAAAAAAGCGTTCCAAATGTCGTGTTGGTTTTCTTTGAGATTTTTATGCAATTCGCCTTTTTTTATTCCATCCGTTTTATTCGCAGGACAAAATAAACTAACCAAACTTGCAGTATCTAAAATAATATGTTTTGGAATGATATTGTTTCGTAATGGTAAAGGTTGAAATAATTTACATTCTTGTTTTTCCAAGACAGAATTCATATAGAGCATACCTTTCAAATACTCAAATGGTCTAACCTTAATATCGTAATGAACTGATTTTTTAATTTCAGTTGGTAAAATATTTGGTAAATGGGTAAGTTTCCAGTTAGAAAATGGTTCGTTCGTTTCTTCGTTTAGTTCTAATAATTGTTTTTTGAATTTGAATAAAACCGCCTTATCTTCGGTTATTTCATTTGTTGTTTTATTGATAAATCGTAAAAAGTGTTGAATGAAATGTTCTTGTAAGTTATTATGAAGTGAAGTATGTATTTGTGTTGCTAAATAAGGTAATAAAAAAGTAGTATTTCTCAAGTTTGTTTTTTCATGGTTTATCAGCGGTTGGTATTCCGTTTTGTAAAATTGTTCTAATGTTTCTAAAAGTTCTGTATTTTTACTTTTCACACCTTGATTGCTTCGTGTTCCTAATGATTTAATACAATAGAGAATGAATGTATGATTTATTTCAGGTAAAGGTTGATTTTTGGTATATTTGTCTAAAATAAACAATCTAATAAATTGATATGTATGGATAACTAAATCATTCATTTCAAAAACTAAATTGGAAAGTAATGGTTGTATCGTATCACGATTGAGTAAAATAGTTTTGAGTGGTATTTTGAATGTTTTGTAAGCAGATTTTTCATTATTCCTAAATTCTTTGAATGTGTCTTTCACCTTTTTCTTTTTCACCATCCTATATATTTACTAATGATTTTATCTTTAAGTATTAATCGCAAATTAATACTCATATTTCTAAATATTCACATCGTTGTGTTTTTCGTTTTGTAATTTTTCCTTTCTTTGTAAATATGCTTGTTTATTATATATTTTTTTTTGTTCTGGTGTAGGTTTATAGTTACATTTTTTAACTCTTTCTATTATTATTTCTTTATTGTTTTCGTAATAAAGTTTTCTGCTTGCTGGTGCTGTATATTTTTTTAGATGATCTTTTGTTTCTTGTAATTCTCCCCTTAACTTAGCATTCTCGTCTGCTAATTTCTTTATTATTTCTTCGTTATCCATTACGATATTATTTTATAATAAAAAATCTTTATATTATTTTTTATTATATTTTGTGCGAACTTAAATGTCCGAAGGTGTATATTGTATTAATATATTTTTATAATTCATTTTTTTTACTCTCTTTGTTATCAAAAACATTTTTATCAATTATTATTATTTTTTTATCGTCATCATCATCATTACTTAACAAATCGTCTTTTTTATTTGCTTCTTCAATTGGTTCTGTTTCAACACTTAAAATATTTTTAATTGAATTTGGTGGTAATGTCTCCTTAATTACAATAGGCGGCGATTCTGTTGCATAAGCAGGTGGTTCTTTTGAATAAGGTGGTGATTCCCAACCAGGCAATTCATAAGGCAGAAGTGTTTGCTCGGAAGCAGACGAATCAGGTGCATAAGGAGGTGATTCCCAACCAGGTAATTCATAAGGCAGAAGTTTTTGTACGGAAGGCGGTGATGGTGCATAAGGAGGTGTTTCTGGTGCGTAAGGCGGTGATGGTGCATAAGGAGGTGTTTCTGGTGCATAAGGCGGTGATGGTGCATAAGGAGGTGTTTCTGGTGCATAAAGCGGTGATGGTGCATAAGGAGGTGTTTCTGGTGCATAAGGAGGTGTTTCTGGTGCGTAAGGCGGTGTATCTGGTGCATAAGGCGGTGATTCCCAGCCAGGCAATTCATAAGGCAGAGGTTTTGGTTCATAAGGCGGTGTTTCATAATTAGATTGGTTAGATTCTTTACCATTATTTTGCGTAACTTTAATAAGTTTTTGTGCATCATCAAATTTACGTAATTTTACAGTAATATTATATTGATAATCACGCAACATATCATTTAAATTAGTATCGTTTTCATCAACTTTAAGCAATTTATTGATATTTGTTGAATAATTCATATTACTTAATTGGTCGATATTTTCTTCTGTAATAATTCTCATTTGAACATTCATTACTTGTAATTCATGAATTAATAATTTAAATGAATACGGAATTCTTAAAATACTAAAATCACGGCCGAATCTGCTCAAATTTTTGATATTCATAGTACCATCCGGATTTGTGTGAAAATTTATCGGTCCATCTGAAAATGTACTCAAGAACAAATTTTTAACTTGATTATATATTGCAATTGTGCCTGTTTTATTACAAACCGCCATAAAGTATTCATCACCTCTAACCATAAAGCTTTCATTCAAAAAATAAGACATACCATGAGCTAATACACCGTCTCTTTCCATTTCACCGATTCTTAATCCTCCATCATCGGCTCTTCCTTGATTTGTCTGTCTTGTCAACATAGTTCTTTTACCTTTTGCACGATAATTAATTTTATCTTTAACCATATGCTTCAATCTCATATAATAAGTTGGACCAATATAAATATTTGCTTCAATTTGTTTCCCATCCATACCATTATAAAGCAATTGGTTTCCACTTGAATTAAATCCTGCTTTAGTTAATAATTTTCCGTAAAAAGTTGCATTAGACCCTTTGGTTTGAAATGCTGTACAGTCACCAAATCCACCATATTCCAAGCAAACTTTACCAAATAACGATTCAATAATTTGTCCAATTGTCATGCGTGATGGAAGAGCATGTGGATTAATAATAAGGTCGGGTCTGATACCATCTTCTGCAAAAGGCATATCACTTTCTGGAATAATTAGACCAATAGTTCCTTTTTGTCCCACTCTTGAAGCCATTTTGTCACCAATTGCAGGTAATCGTTCTTCACGAATCCTAACTTTAGCGACATTGAATCCTTCTTCACCTGAAGTTATGAATGATTTATCAACAAAACCAAGCTGACCTTTTTTAGTTGTCACTGAATCATCACTCCATGTGTTTTTATTTTCCAAATTACTTGTGATTTTTCCAATAAGAATAGTTTTTTCAGTAATAGGCGTATTTTCTTTAACCATACCATGTTCATCTAACATACTATAATCATATTCCTTTTTCAAATTAGTTACATTATTTTTTTCAATGTTAGCAAATTTTGAATTAGATAATCCTGAAACTTTGGAGCTTTCTTCTCTCGCTTCATATGTGGAATAATATATTGTTCTAAAAATTCCTCTATCAACAGAAGCTTGGTTAATCAAAATAGCATCTTCCACATTGTAACCAGTATAAGACATTATCGCAACAATTGCATTTACACCATATGGCTGTTCTTCATTATTAATATATTTCATATATCGTGATTTAATAAGAGGAATCTGACCATAATTTAAAACAACTCCAGTTTTATCCATTCTTACTTGATAATTGGAGTGATAAACAGATACAGCTTGTTTACTTTGACCACACGAAAATGAATTACGGGGTAAAGGGTTATTTTCAGGATAAACAATTTGATTACCCATAACACCTAATAATAAAGATGGATCAATCTCAATATGAGTATAATATTTATTTTTTTTTATATCATCACTAACCATCGCAATTAAAGCTGATTCTTCTTCAGATGTATCTACATAATCTATAACAGCTTTATTTTTCTGTAAAGTATTATATATATTATCTGTATCATCACCAATATCACTATATAATTTATTTATATCATACATAGTATTTGATTTAATTGAGAATTTTTCATCGGTTTTCTTTTTTAATCCAGCGACAATTTGTTGCCATTTAATTTTACCATTGTCAAGTAATTCAATAACTTCTGGTCTATTAAAACTTTCCTTCTTATTTTCAATATAATAAATAGGTCTTGTTAATCTACCTGAATCTGTGTATATATAAATTTCATTATTTTGATAATCAAAAGATATACTCGTGAATATAGGAATAATTCCGTTCCGTCTATATAATTTAAGCATACCTATGAAATCCACTTTATCATTAGCGTCTATTGTGTTATCAACAACGCCAATCCATTTTCCATTTACAAATATTTTTGAGCTATTATATAGATATTCTGGACTGCATTCTAATACAATTTTCATAGGAGTATTACTTCTTAACCAATTAATAATAGGAATAGCAGAAAATCCACTGGTTATGTGAGCTAAAATGCTCATATGTTTATGAAGACCTATATTTGCTCCATCAGGTGTATCAATAGGGTCAATTATTCCCCATTGCGAATTGTTAAGAAGACGAGGACCAATAACTTTAGCACTAGAATCCATTGGTAGATTAATCTTACGCAAGTGTGATATATGTGTATTCCAACTAAGACGATTCAAATCTTGAACAACACCAAGTCTTTTAGTATTAGATTGTGAACCCCAATTTCCTTTAAATGCTTTTTTGAATCCTGATTCAATATCTCTATCTTTAAAAAATTCTTTAACATTTGATTCTATTAAATTGAAAAAATCGTTTTTATATTTATTTTTTTTATCTCCACCCTTACGAACGTCATTATTTGATAGAGACACATCATCTTTGTATTCACCTTTATGATAATAATATTCTTCGTCAATTTTTCTTGAAATAGCTCTTTTTTGAATTAAATAATATTCACGAAATAATTCATAAATAAGAGAACCAGTTAATTCAACTCTTTTGAACTTAAAATTATCTCTATCAGTAGGTTTTTGTTCTTTCATATAAACTTTTAATAATTTATTAACCATAATACCGATAAAATATGCTTTTTCTAGAAAGTTTAGTTCGCCTACATGTGGTAAAAAGAAATCTGATAAAATTTCTATAGTTCCAGAAATAGTATTTCGTTTAGTAAAAGAAGCAATATATTTCAACGCTGTTTCTTGTGTAAAAAACTGATTCGCATCATGAATTGACGGTATAAAGAAATCTACATATTGTTCATTCATTTTTATATCCAAAATACAGGTTTTTATTATATCTTTATCTGAAATAATACCTAATGCGCGCATTAATATAAATAATGGAACCGGTTTACGAACATTTGGAACAACAACAACAACTTGATTATTTGATAAAGAAGGAGAAGGACTTACAACTTTTACTGATGTAGAACGTATTTGCTTTGATGTATCTTCGGAAACGGACCTAATTTCGCATGAATGACTGTAAATATCATCTATTTTATTCTCTCTAACATATATCATATTATCAGCAAACTTTTCTTGAGGGATTATAACTTTCTCTTTTCCATCAATAATAAAATAACCTCCGTAATCGTTACGACATTCACCCATATTAAATCTAACTTCTTTACTTAATGTATTCAAAATACATAGATTGGATTGAAGCATTATTGGAAAACGCCCTAAATATATTTTTTCAAGCGTAATAGTGTGTTCTTTTCTCTCTTCTTGTTTGCTAACTGGATTATTTTCATAATATATGAAAACTACTTCTACATCATAATTTATAGTAACACCATATGTCATATTTCGTAATCTCGCATCATTTGGATACATAAAATGGGCATTATTTTCGTCGTAAATTATAGGTTTACCGAAATATATTTTTTTACCTTCTTTACCACCTAAATATAATAAACATTCGTTTCTATTTATTCCTTCTTCTTCTTCTCTCTCGATAAATCTTATAGGATTATTCTCTTTAAATATTCTATTTATACCACTTTCATAAAAATCATTATATGAGTCTAAATGATGATCGACTAAATTGTTCGGATTATCAGTGAAATACTTATCTATTACTTTCCAAGATATATTTTCCATTTTTATATATAACAATATTGATTATTTTTAAATAATAATCAATATTTAATTATAGAACCTACGGATCCTACAATTCACAAATATAATCGTATTTTTTATAGTTGTATTTTCTTTGTTTTTATACCTATGCGTTTACGTTTACGTCTTGATAATGATGAATTTGATTTATTTTTCGTTATTGTAAATTCACTCCATTTTTGTGTTAATCTATCTTTCAAGTAGGGACAAAATTTTTCATATTGTCTATGTAGTTTACAAAATTCGTCTTTCAAAAATGGGATTCCACATGAATTACCAAAACGACCGATAAAACTCATTTTTTTAGCTAATGTTGTATCACATACAATTCCATCACATGCACCATGTGGGGAAAATGCTATTGGCCTATCCGATTGTGACATGTATTCACGTGCATCCAAATCATAATGACTGCATATTGTTCTTGAACATGGATTATCATCTTTTAGTAAATATACATCATAATGATCTGCTATTATCTCTTTTGCAACATTTATGTCTAATTTACCCTTGTGTTTATCCATTAAATCACCTAAACGAACATATCTTGCACCTTGATGACGCCTTATATCGTAAAAACCACTATTTATACATTCTACATTTCTTATTCTCTCATCGTATACTGAATTGAAACCGATAAAGAATCCGTTTTTTGTTCTTTCAATATTATGATATTTCAATCCTAATTCAATCCTCATAATTTCATTTGTATTTGTATCACCGAACAACCATGAATTAGCATAATCACCGCCATTACCATCCAACAAAATATCTACATATTCGTCCATTGTTTTCCCATATTGCATTATTTTTCGCATCCTATATGCAATCGGGATTTTTTGTTCAAATTTGGAAAAACCACCTATTGTAGTTTCAGTACCTATAATTCCTTTATCAGTTATAAAAAAATCAGTTCCCGACCAAATCCAAAGAGGAGATGTTTGCATAATAAAACGGTTTCCTTCACTCGGATTCACGTCAAGTATTACATTTGCATATTGGCCATCGATAAATTCTGTGAAACTATTATGGGCTACTACAATTTTACCATCAACAGTCCAATCACCAACTGCTATAAATGCACTACATCTATCTTTAGCACCTCCAAGATTGTAACCTCCGCCTTCTTTACCAACATGGGAATCCGATTTAGAACCATACCAATAGGACAATGACATATAATAATTCCATGCTAATATTTCTTCAACTGATGTCTCAGTGCCTCCTTCTTTGCATCCAGCTGTGATTCCTTCAAATTCCAAAAAAATTTCATTGAAATCAGATTTTGTCATTTCATAAAAATCATGATTTATCAATTCAATGAAATACTCCCATGTGTTACCATAGGATTCAAATACGAAAAATTTTAACATTTTTTGAATTTCACTGAATTCATCAGCACAAAGAATACCATAAGCATATCCCCTATCATAAGGTGAGCCTTTTATTGATATATATTTCCAACCATCTTTTTGATAAGATAAACCATTTTTAATTTTTATCATATTGCTTATATAATAAAGATATATTATTTATTGAGATAAAATGAATAAACCAATCAACACAAATGATAAAATCAAAGGAAGCATAATAAGTAACCAACTTATTATCGTATTGTCATCTTTACAAATTAAATTTAATACATAAGTCCAAAATAGGATATATAATAATTGAAAAATAAATACCAAAACATTGTTTGTTACTTTACATGAAAAATTACCTAAATGGAGAGAACATTTGTCATTTATATTTTGAAAAACTATAGATAACAATAAAACTATAGATATTGTAAAATATATTTTTGAAGGCGTACATAATTTATAGAAATTATTATTAACCATTATAAAATATACAAATACTTTAATTTTTTTATACTATTGAGAGACAAAAACTATTGTTTCAGTTCAGAGAACCGAACGAACATCCTAAACCCCTACCTTTTTGTGAATACATACGGATGGCGTGTTTTTTTTAATTCTTTTTCTTCTTTGTTTTTTTTTTAACATTATATTTACAATCATTAAATAAACCTGGAACAAATTTACCTGCTTTGATATTTGCAATTTCATTCAAATTTAATTTTTTTTTAACAACACATTTTTTTTTGCCATTTTTATAAGTGATGGATTTTTTATAACCCCTACCATTCATAATTTTAACATTACGAACTGTTTTAAACCCACCATTTTGAACTGAATGTGTATTTGAAAATTTAAACATTTATATATATATATATATATATATATATAATATATATATAAATGTTTAAATTTTCAAATAAACTTTTTCTAAGAATATTTCATATATTTTTTGTAGGCCCATTATTTCTCTATATTGGTATTGTACAAAAAAAAATGCCTTATTTCTTATACAATATTATATTATTTTTAGCAGTATTTATTTTTTTTTTCCATGTATATAAAGCTTTTGTAAGATTCGCTCAGGGTTATACAATTTGGGTCAATTTATTCCATATATTGGTAATTACGCCACTATTATTTATAATTGGGATTTACCGTAAAAAAACACCTAGATATATATTCGAATTCATTTTGATGTTATCGTTTTCCGCTATTGGGTATCACGGATATTATTTATTCAATAACTAAATTACTGATTCAACACTTTGTAATGCTCCTTGCGTCCATCCTTGATTTTTTGAAATCATCTCTCCTACTACAAACATATTAGGCATAGGATTTTGAGCTATTTTGATAAATTCATTACGGTTCTTGTATTTCAACTTTAACGGCTTATAATAATGTGTTCCGATATCCCAATAATAATCTTTAATTGCAATTAATTTGAGAGAATCATCTGGGATTCCAATAGATTTTTCTAATAAATCACAAAAAAAATCACGATTTTCTTTAGTATCTTTCAAATATGGTTTTAGTGCAATTGCGCCTGAATTATCAGTATATGCAATCATATATACACCTTTAACTGAATTTATTGGGATAATTTTCTTTAACGGTCCTGGAACAATAGTAACTCCTGGTTTAATAAATTTATTTAAAATTGAAATACTTGATTTACAAAATTTTCCATATACACGTAAAAAAGGTTGCCCTTGAATTTCTTTGTAAATGGGAAATTTTGGTAATAATTTTGTAACTGACTCTATTGTTGTTGCTAAAATAACATTTTTGGAATAATATTTACTTCCGTCTTTACATGTTAATTCAAAATGTTCTTTTATTGATTCTACCATTTTTGAAAACAAAATATTTTTTTTACCAACTTTATCTAAAAGATTTATCATTAGTTTGTTCCAGTCAATATTTATTCCTTGATATTCTAAATAATTGTATTCAAAATCATAATTGTATAATGTATCATGTATATCTGCGTCTTCAAAATCGGAATATCCAATTTGTACAACAAATTCATTATATAATTTCTCTCCAAGTAATGGTTTTGAGAACTTTTTAAATGTTTTATGTATTGGGTTTTTTTTATATTCATTCTTCAAATAATTAATTATTTTTTTATTATTTAATACTTCTATTGAATTAACATAATTAAATTTTGCCGTAAATTCGGTCATATTAACACCTAATTCACGACATAATTCAATTACTAATTTATCATTATTTTTTCGTAAAATACCTGCACCACGTACAATATCTTCGCCATAAAATATGTCGCTTCCTATTCTCCCTCCAAAATATTTAGCTTTGAATCCTTCTAAAATTAATAAATTAATTTTCGGATAAAATTGTTGTAATTTGTATGCTGAATATAATCCAGATATACCTCCACCAATAATAATAAAATCGTAATATTTTGGTTTTATTTTTTCAGTCATATAATTCAGTTATAATAAAAAAAATATTTTATTATAATTATAATATTTAAACCGACGAAGATTTTAAACGGCATAGATGTGCCGTATTCAAATCGTTTTGTCAGTCAATACCTTGAAATATTCAAGGGTATAACAATAGCAGTGAAAGATAACACTATATTTTCCTTTATGTTGTTGTGAGTAAGTTTAATGTAAAAACTTTGCATTATTGAGGGACATTGTATTAGGGAGTTGATTTCTATATGGTAAAGGTGATACTGCAGACGAATATCCATTAAGGCTATTATATGTATTCCCCAAATTATTTGCAATGACTCTTCCAGTGTTTATTAAATCACCAAGTAAAAAAGTACCGCCTTTTTGTCTTTTTGTTTTCCCATTTTTTTTTTTAGAACCACCATTAAATGGAAAATTTGCACCAATATCTTTCATTTGTCTTGATATATCATTATTATAAGTATTATTTCCGTAATGAGAATTATTACCAGTTATACCGCTTGTTCCTGGCCATTGAAAATCGGCTTTCCATTCAGTTCCAACAAGACCATTTGGATATAACATTTGTGTATTACCACCCTTCATTTTT